GTTGCTTGCCGCAGGTATTCATGCCATGTGGTCAAACGACGAGTACCACCGTGTAATTAAAATTCTTGAGAACGAAGGAATACTGTTATGAATCGCATATTGCTCGAACTTGCAGCCGCGCTTGCCTGTGTGCTGTTAACTGTAGGCATTGGCCTGTGGTTTTTTCTTGAACTAACTGGAGGGTATTGACATTGTAAAGGTTTTAGACTATAATAGATATTCGTAACAATACACAAGTAAACAAACCCACAACCCGCTGTCCTCATACCGTTATGAGGATGGCAAATAAAAAAGGATACTAACCATGTACGAACACACATACAACATAGATACAACAACCGTACCTACTTTACAATCCAGTGCCATGTTAATCGACCTACACATTGGCACCTACACAGGCAGCAAGACCGACAACCAGACACGTGACGAAGTAACAGCAGCAAAGCGTGCCGGCAATAAGCGTGCACATTCAGTACGTAAGCATTTGTTTGCTGGTGATGCAGACCTAGACGCAATCAACGTATATATTGCACAGACTCGTAAACGCTTGCTTGCAGCTACGCTGCCATGGTCAGACTCAGGCTCACGTATGCTGTCAACCAAAACATTCTTTGATCTGTCAAAGCTACTATCCTTATGGCGTGCAGATTATTACGTATTGGTCGATCGCTTCGTAGATAACTTCGCGCTCAAGGTGAGCAATGCCGCGTTTGCATTAGGTGAATCGTTTGATCGCAATGAGTACCCGTCAGCCGATCAGGTACGCTCCAAGTTTACGTTCGAGTATGTGTTTAGCCCTATCCCGTCGGCGGGTGATATGCGTGTAGATTTACCGGCAGAGGCATTAGACGCTGTACGTGCGCAGTATGCCAAAGTAGCTGACAAGCGCTTGGAAGCGGCAATGGCTGACGCATGGGATCGTGTGCTAGAGATGGCGCGGTACATAAAAGCTAAAGTCACGACAGGTGAGGACGGTACCAAGCCACGCATTTTTGCATCAAGTATCGAGCAAGCCAAAGAACTAACTGAGTTGCTGATTGGATTAAATATCACCAATGATCCACAGCTAGAAGAAGCACGCGTTGCGTTAAAGAATGCACTCGACCCGGTAGATCGGGATTCATTGCGCGACAGCGACGAAGTACGTGATTCAGTACGCATCAAAATGGACGCATTACTTAGCAAGTTTGATTACTAATCAAGGAGATCGACATGGACAACTTATACAAACGACTCACACGCAAGCAAATATCTGAAGCTGTTATCGCACTGGGGCATGAGGTTACATTCATGGTTGAAGGTCCAATAGGTTCGGGTAAATCTGCACTCAAGGATGACATACAGGCAGCGTTTCCGGATTACCGTTCGGTGTATATTGACATGACACAGATCAGTGACAGCGGTGACTTCCAAATCCCTGCGGTTGACCACACCACACGTACATCTAGCTTTTATCCGAATGAAGTACTGGGCGTGCATTTAGATATGCCGAGCATTATTATGTTTGATGAGTTAGGTAAGCGGCAAGACTTGATCAATACCATTTTGCCTGTGCTCAATGACAGACGGTGGGGCAATCGGTACTTTCACCCTAAGACCATCGTGCTGGCTACAAGCAACACGGGCGCAGAGAATTTGGGCGATATGTTCAAAGACCACCAGCGTAACCGTATGTCATTTGCGACTATGGCTAAGATGCAGGCGCCTGAGTGGTTGCCGTGGGCATTTGTAAATGATGTTGACTCTGTGGTTGCAGCATGGGTATCACGTAACCCGCAGTGTTTTGCCGAGCACGATGATATACCTAATCCTGATGCGAACTATTACATATGGCACCCCAAGGCTAAGCGCAAGGCATTCACTACGCACCGCTCGATTACACGTGCCAGTACCATACTCAAGCAGCGTGATGTGTTGTCGCCTGAGGTACTTACTCACTTGTTGATCGGTACGATCGGTGAGGCTGCGGCATTGGACTTGATGACATTCGAGCAGCTTGCGCCTGAGTTGCCTACTAAGCAGGAGATTATTGCTAACCCTAAGCGTGCAGTAGTACCCACATCACCTGCGGCTGTGGTTATGTTGGTGTGCCAAGCGTTGAAATGGGTTGATGCATCGAACCTGACAGCGTGGATGACTTATATGCAGCGGTTCAAGCATAAGGAAGCCCAAGCACTATTTACCTTGCAGGCTAAGGATCAGAAGGGCATGCTGGAGTGGATGAGCAAGAACGATTCGTTTACTCAGTTTGCAATTGCTAATAACTATTTGTTTAGTTGAGGTCAGTATGTATACCCCCCTTCAGTATGTCGAGCGCATGCAAGTATCGCTTATGAATGATCCGAGATTCTCTGCGCTGGCAGGGATATTTATGATAGGCAGTACCGAGGTGCGTGATGATGTAGATACAGCGTATACCGATGGCGTAAACACTGTGTATGGTTCTGCATTTGTTGCGTCCTTGGATGCGGCAGAACTTCGTGGGCTTATTTATCACGAGAAGGGCGGGCATATTTTGTACCGACATCTAAGCACATGGAAACATCTGTCAAAGATCAACGCAAGCCTTGCTAATAAAGCTATGGACTATGTAATCAACTTGCAGATCGAGGACTTCAATGATCCGAAGTTTATCCGTCTACCCAAGGGCGGCTTAGTTGATGAGCGGTTCCGTGGCATGGATGCAGGGCAAGTGTTCCGTATCCTTGAAGCAGAGGGCGACGATGGTGGTGGCTATGAGTTTGATGAGCACGATTGGGATGCGGCTGATGCAATGACCAAGGAGGAGGTCGAGGCTGTTGCAAAGGATATCAATGCAGCAGTGCGTCAAGGTGCGTTGGTAGCGGGCATTCTAGGCCATAAGATTGATCGGTCTGTCAGGGAGTTACTTGCGCCCACTGTAGATGCACGTGAGGCGTTGCGTGATGTGATGGTATCTGTTTGCATGGGTAATGATATGTCTACGTGGCGCAAGGTATCGCGTCGCTGGCTCGCTCAAGATTTGTATATGCCTACACGCTATAGCGAAGCAGTTGGTTCATTGCTAGTTGGTGTAGATACTTCAGGTTCGGTATCTAATGGTGCGCTGCGTGTTGCATTGAGTGAGCTCGTAGGTGTGTGTGAGATGGTACGTCCTGAGCGCCTTGACCTCGTATACTGGGACTCTGCTATCGCTGCACATGAAGTGTATGGACGCAGTGACATTGCCAATATAGCCAGCACTACTAAACCCAAAGGCGGTGGGGGTACGCACCCACAGTGCGTGGTCAACTATATAGCCAAGCACAACCTAGCGCCTGAGTGTGTGGTGATGATTACAGATGGTGATGTATCGGACTGGGGTAAGGACTGGCCTTGCCCGGTGGTGTGGCTGATGACAACTAAGGCAGTGGCACCGACAGGCGTCACGATACACATACCTAAAACTTGGGCTTGACAATGTAAATATAACGAACTTATACTGATCAAAATCAAGGAGAAGATCATTAGCTATAACTTGCAAGCAAGCATAATACTCGATAAAAATCACTGTGTTATTCAGTGGAGTTTGTACACAGCTAAACGGGGGGTTTGTATAGGGCATTCAGTATATATAGGCCCACAAGCTATAACAGTACTACCCCCCAAATTGCTAGCGCCTTTGGCAGTGATGTTCATCGCAAAGGATCGCGTGCCTTCAGTGGGTAATTGGTATAACCGCGTACCTGATCGGTGGTTAGAGTATGACGGCGCAGTAGTTTGGTTAGATGCAATGGAATTTACAGACGCAGAACTTACACACATCAAGGAGTTACCAGCATGGCACACAGAATAAAATCAAACAAAGACCGACTTACTGGCGCATACAACGCGTATAAAGGTCTGGATATGAATAAGATCGCATCACGTCCGGGTTCGCTAGATGTACTGGCACAACCTAGCCGCATTGCTCAAACACTGTTCTACCCAAACGGAACTATCCTCAAGGACGCAAAATGAACACCACTGATATTGAAGACGGACAACGCTATGGAGTGCTTTATAGCGGCATAGTAGAGCACTTAGAGGCAAACCAAATTAATACACGCTACCACGCGATGATGGCATTGCACGTGCTTCTTTCACTGGCTGCGCAACTGGCTACCAAACTGGATATGCGTGACATTGAGTATGTTGCAGACGTGCTGGAAATTTTTGAGTACACACAAAATACCGCTGAAAAGGTAGACGCACATGACCTCCACTAAACTGCAATGTAAAGTAAAGATCGGTTCATCATATGAACCCAAATGGTTTGAGAAGCGCCAGACGCAAGGCACATACTCTGGCAAGAACGTACCACTGGATGAGGACGCTATGTGGTTGCAGAATGCCTTGATCGGTAAGGGTGTGGCGCGACTGTGGAAAACAAAAATAGCGACCACTGTAGGTTGTATTGCAGTGGGTTTTTATGTACTGCACATATATGGTTTATTGTTTTAGGGAGATGATATGAAACCTTTTGACTTAGAAGCCGCGATGCGTGGTGACCCGATTGTATGTCGTGATGGCACATCAGCAAAATTTATTGCCCATGTTCCTGAAACAAATGAAACAAGTAGAATTTTATATTTAGTGTCTAACGATATTAAAAGTGCAGCAGAAAATGGTATGTATTATGGTCGTGGGTGGCACAAACTTGATCTTTTTATGTCTCCAAAAAAACGCACTGTATGGGTAAATTTTTACGGCCATACTTGTGCATCTTATTACGATACACAGGAGCAAGCTGATAAATCTTCTTGTAGTATCAGAATCGGTAAAGCTTGGCCTGTGGAGATTGAGGAATGAACGCCATCGAACTTGCTCAGGTATTAGAAGATAAATACACGCTACCGCTCGCACATGAGGCCGCTGATATGTTGCGCAAACAACACTCAGGTATCTCGATGGCGCTAAAGGCTTTGCAGCGAGGTAATGAATTGGATGTCCCAATGGCTATCGATATTCTCAAGGCGGCGCTATGAATGAGATTTTTTTGTGGTTAATTTTCACTCCCTTGATCGCAGTAATTTGGGTTACAGCGATTGGTCTAATTTACTTGATTATTCGTGAATGCTTATGAAAGATATAAAAGATTTAGAAAAAGAATTTAAATGGCTACGTGCTGATGTAATGGCAATCATGTCATTTTTAGAATATCAAGCTGTTGCTGACGCAAATAAACCCGGAGCATTGCGAATCATAATGCAGGTCAATCAAGCAAGAGAGGATGCGGAGCGTCAGAAAAAGTACTACGAGGCAAAGGCTTATATCGCAACGTACGAAGAAGATTATGGGGTGCTGAAATGAACGAAACTTTTATGCTGTACTTATTCACACGATTGAATTCGTTGTCTAACTTGTTAGATATGCTTTGTTTCATAACAGGTATTAGCAGCATTGTTGTGGTAGTTGCTGCATTAATATATGCATCCGATGGCGATACGTACCCTACCGCATTTCACAAATTGTGGTGGGCGTGTGCGGTAATAACTATCCTTAATATAATTACGCCCACACAAAAAGATGTAGCTCTCATCCTTGCTGGCAGCACCATCGTATCAATAGCTAAGACAGACGATGCCAAGCGTATTACAAGTAAATCAGTGCAAGTGGTTGAACAGTATCTTGACGTACTGCTGAAGGAAAAGAAATGAACTGGATACTAATACTTTTCGTGACTGGCTTTGGTAACAACAGAGTAGCGTTAGAGAGTATACCGATGCGAACTGAACAAGGTTGTTACGAAGCAGGCAGTAAATTTAAAACAGAACTTGTCAAAATCACTAATGAGGTTCGTTTTGTTTGTGTGGAGAAGAAATGAGCGGATTTGGTGATGCGCCCGTCAAGGGTGAAGGTATGAGTTCAAACACCCAGTATGGATTTTCTGAAGACTATGTTCCTACTCCACCGAAAGTTGATACAACGTGGCTTGAGTTCAGGCTACCAAGGGCGTGGGAAGATGAGTGCTGGGGAATGATTGAAGTGTGGTTAAAAGAGAAAGCCATACAAGACCCTGAGAATGGAGGTTGGAAATGAACGAGCGCACAAAAGAACTTGCTGAACGATCCGGACTTATCCCGACATGGATATGCACCGTCGAAACATCTGGGAATCAGATTATTAAACCTATCGACGAAACTATCATTGAACAATTTGCAGAACTAATCCGTGATGATGAGCGTAAGTCAATGGGCGTAAAAGTTAGTGTTAACGAGTTTATTGCTGCTGCAAGCAAAGCACCTAATTTGATAGGAATACCAGTTATTTGGACAGAATTTCCTATTAGGAGTAACGAATGACACCAAAAGATAACGAATTGCGTATGCGGGTTGCTTTGGTTGTAACCCACACTGACGGTGAACTTCTTTTTGTTCGGTCAGAAAAATACGCAAATACTCTCGATGCTTTGCAGGCATTCGCAGATTTGGTGCGCCAAGATGAGCGTGACAAGTGTGCCCAAGATTATTTGCAGGATTGCAACAGTGCTATAGACGCTGCGGTAGATAAAGAACGCCAAGCCTGTGCCGAACAATACCTTGGAATAATGCGTAATGCGGTTGAAAAGGCTATCTTGAGGGAGCGTGACAATTGTGCGAAGTTATGTGATAAAAAATCTTATTGGAATGGCCGTGTAGCAACTAACCAACCCATATTTGAATTGCCAATTTGTGACGTATGCAACAAACCAGTCGAATATATGGATGGGCGCAATGACATCAATTTTGATTCTCGAATCTTTAGAGTAAAGTGCCACGGCGAAATGCAGGAAGTGGCGTTAACTGCTTTAACAATGCTTGATTGCACCGTAACTACGGGTCGTGCATTTGTGCTGGAGAAATTAAAATGAACAAACTTGATTTGATTGTTGATGCGCTTGAGTCGGCGCATTGTACTAACGACACCGCCGTGATGGGGCTAACAAAATCACGTCTCGATGCAGCACTTGCCGCCGCCCGTGAGTTGCGGGATATGAAGCCTGTTGCATACATTGGTGTTGTAGCAGGAGGCAGGTTCGACACCTATCTTAAAGCCAAAAAAGTCGATCTATACGGTTGTGATTGGGTTAAACCTCTTTTCCTATTAGGAGATACAGATGAGTAAACATACACCGGGGCCTTGGTATGTCGGTACAGACTATGGGGATCAATGCAGACATATCTATGCAAATAAAAAAGTACGTGACGCAGATGGTGATGAATGGAACCCTTTGATTGCCGTCACAGACGATGACGAAACTCTTGTCAATTGGGAAGCCAACGCTCGCCTAATAGCCGCTGCACCTGAGCTACTAGAAGCACTGAAAGGAATGCTGTGTTGGCCTAATACACCTAGTCCTGAAACGGTTAGGAAGGCACAGGCAGCATTTGCTAAAGCTATTGGAGATACAAATGAGTAACGAAGCATTGAGACTGGCTGATGCGCTGCAATCTGGTACGTTTGTAATGCATTTAGAGCGAGGACGATATGACTGAAGACCAATTAGAAACGTGGATGTACAAAATGATCAGGGCTTGCAATAGGTCAACTAGTGACTCTGATATTAACGTCATTAAATTGATTCAGCATATTGAAAACCTGTATGAGCAAGGACGTTCTGATGAACGTGAGGCTTGTGCGAAGTTGTGTGATGATTTTCAGCAGAAAGAATATGAAGCAGTCGGTGATCCAAGACTACCTCAATTTAAATCGTTAATTGGTACAGCAATCAGAGCGAGGGGTGATAAATGAATGCTGGTGATAATGGAACAGCGCAGTTGGTGGGTTATCCGCCAGAAGAAATTTTAGATTGCACAGTAAGGGATATTGTTGAAGATTGTGAATATATAAGTTTTTACTTGCCCCATCAGTGGTCGATGGGCGATGGTATCGGAAACCAACTGCCTGAAGACATATTAACTATTTACTGGACTGCGGACGTAAGCGGGTGCGATGACAGAATTACATATAAAACAACTGTTGGTAAGTTACTAGATGATACTTTTGAACTTCACGAGTCGTGCCATGAAAGTGAAAACGCAATAGAAGAAGACTCTGTGCCGCTGTTTAAAAATATTCGTGATGCGCTACAGAAAGAAGTTGACAGGATAAATCTGTGGATTTCAAACGCAATACCCACAAGGGGTGAGAAATGAATGATGAACTTACACAAAATAATATCAATGTTTGTCTGGCACAAAACACTTTGCGAGGTCAGAAAGAAGCGATCCTTATAGCAATCCGTTCGCTTAAAGATTTGGATGGCAAATATTTCAGACCATCATTTGGTGGATTTGACTTTGATATGCACTGTTGCGATAGGCGTATTCAGGGTATCGCTTTCGTTGGCGGCTATTAAATATTTATTCTGGTGATGAAATGAACAGCAACGACTGGTTTGATCTTATGTGCATAGCAGTGGGTTATGCGAACGGTTTATATCTTGGGTGGTGGCTATGGGGAAAGAAATGAATGATCGTGAGCTATTAGAACTTGCGGCTAAAGCTGTAAATCTTCCATATCTTAAACCTACTGAATGTTATGACGGATCACTTGGTCTTGAAGTTGGAACTAATCTAACTAAAACCTTAAATTGGAATCCACTTGATGATAACGGCGATTCTTTTAGCTTATTGATATGTTTGGGGTTAACAGTTTCAATTGATCTTTCAGGGAATGAATCTGATGTTTGGAGATACCAGCAAAATCATATCAGCATTTGTGAAGCACACGGCAATGATCCCTACGCAGCAACACGCAGAGCAATCGTGAGAGCAGCGGCAGAGATTGGAAAGGAGATGAAATGAACGGATATGGAGCAAGTTGGTGTAGACAATATCTGCGAGTAATTGACGGAAAATTAGTGATTGTTTTGCCATCGGGTAACAGGGGAACGATATGAAAGAACTATTACAGCAAGCGTTGAACTTTATAAAAATTGCAGAGCAACGTAATTATTATGACCGCTCTGTGGAACAGCAATTGATCGCAGCACTAGAAGCAGAACTCGCCAAGCCTGAGCAAGAGCCAATAACGTGGGTAACACTTAATAAATTAGCTCAATCTATCGTAGAAGAAAAGTTTTTATTCAAGCGTTTTATTGATGGCACACCATTAGAAAACGATATAGCTTGTTGGATGACTGATTTTGCTTTGGATTACACATCACCACCACGCAAAGAATGGCAAGGTTTGACGGTGGAAGATCAAGCAGATGTTTTAGATCGTAAGTGGTGGGATTTTGAAGACTCATTTGATGTTGAGGGTTTTATGCGGTTAATCGAAGCCAAGTTAAAGGAGAAGAACCATGAATGATGAAACAGACGCAGACGAATTTAACCTCAAAGATAACATTACCGTTGAAGGTATTACGCCTGACTACGTATGGTATAACGCCCAACTATTAAAACGAGGCATGCAGTCATGGGCGGCTGATTTTGAAAAGCTGGTCAGTGTGATGGAAGCCCGGCATAGGGAGCATATAAATATGTTGCAAGATGTAATGGATGAAAACAAATTGCTTAAATCTAAGCTCATGGGAATGAATGAAAACAAACGGCCCAAAGCTAGACCCAAGGAAAAAATGATACCAGTAACAAGCCACAACCCTGAATGGAACTTTGATATGGCAAACGCACCACGCAATAGAAAGCTACTGGGTTTAACAACGGGTGATGTTGCTGTGATTGCAGTGATGACTGAAGATAACTTAATTGGGTTTAGGGCATGGTGCGCTTTACCTAAAATACCTAAGGAGATGAAATGACATTCGCGCACTTAAAAACAAAGTCAACCTACGAGATCGTACAAGCATTAAAACAACATGAGCGTATCAGTGCAACTGCATTGGCGGCACAAACTAAGTACGGTCGGACTACCGTGGTGCAAGCGCTTAGGCTTTTACATGACGACAAGCAGGTGCATATTAGTGGGTGGAAACGCAATGAGTTGTCAGGCTTGCAAATGCGTCTATACTCATGGGGTAAGGGCAAAGACGTACCACAACCGATGAAGTTGAAGACTAAAAAAGAAGTAGCAGAACCCATAAAGTGTGATGTTGCTGCAGCTTGGATGATGAACCCATGTACAGTTTCCTAGTGATGTGCGTGTTGCTGTATAGCGACGCTGGATGGGGTTGGTGGGTACTGTTAGGTTTAATTTTATTTATGGAGTTGGACTAATGAATTCAGATAAAGCATTTGATGAAGCATTCGACGAGTTACAAGCCCGGGTGAATAGCGCTCCGTTTCATGTGGCACAACTGCATGCCACTGCAGAGGCCCAACAATTTATCAATGAGATGACCGCTTCAGAATTAGGTATCTATACGCTACGCAAAGCATTTGAGCTTGGGTTTATCCGTGGGTATATGTTTACTAAGGACACTAAAAAATGAATCTGCAACCACCGGAGTACTGGCGCACAGTAGGGGAATCAAATGAAGCGCAACAAGAACGCCTAGCCAGCCTTCAAGACCAAGCACAGCTAGCTAAAAAACGTCGGGGAGTGCCCAATGCGATGCAGGTAGGCAGCGACCACTATAGCAAAAAAGCTATACAGCCTTGGGACTATATCGTGAGCAATAACCTTGGCTATCTGGAAGGTAATGTTGTAAAGTACGTATCCCGTTGGAAAGATAAGGGTGGCATAGATGACTTGCGAAAGGCACAGCACTACATACATAAGTTAATCGAAATAGCGGAGGGGTGATGGACGATGATGACCTGAGAGATTTGTTTGCTGCGTTTGCTATGGTATCTAAGATGTGGATGCTGGGACAGGAAGATGTTGATGCAAAAAGATGTTACCGCATGGCAGATGCAATGATTGAAGCGAAGTACGCGGTACCTGAAGAAGTTGGCATCGCCACAGCACCAAAACGAAAACGTAAACCAAAGGAAGAATTATGATATATAGAACACTGACTGACAAAGAGCTAATCCGCGCTGCTGACAACGATGCGCCATCAAAGGAACTGATCGAAGAACTTGCCAATCGCCTGTGGGATGCCCTACACAGACTGCGCGAAGGTGCATAATGGCTCTCACGCCCGAAGGTAAAGTCAAAGCGAAAGTCAGACGCATACTGGATGCGCACGGCGTGTACTATTTCATGCCGGCAACGGGTGGCTATGGGCGTTCGGGGATTCTAGACATCATAGGGTGTTATAACGAGCACTTCTTTGGTATTGAATGCAAGGCGGGCAAAGGCACGACCACAATGTTGCAGGAACGTGAGTTGCAGAAGATACGCGATGCAGGCGGTAGGGCCATTGTTGTGAATGAAAACAATATAGAAGACGTACAGCGTATGCTACAGGAGCTTGGTTAATATGGACATAGTTGCTTTGGATTTCGAAACGTATTACGACAACATGTATAGCCTGACCAAGATGACTACTGAGGCCTACATCCATGACGGTCAGTTTGAAGTGATTGGCTTTGCATACAAGCGCAACGATGAACCTACGGTGTGGGTAGATGGCCGTGATGAGGCAAATGTTATTGATGCGCTTCACGCTATTGATTGGGCTAACACCGCGCTTATCGCGCACAACGCAGCGTTTGATGCGGGCATACTGGCGTTTCAATACAACATACACCCTAAAGTCATTATGGACACGATGAGCATGGGGCGTGCGGCGTTAGGTGTGGATGCGAGTGTGTCCCTAGCTAATATGGCCTTGCACTATAAAGCCGGGGAAAAAGGCACAGAAGTATTGGATGCTAAGGGTAAGCACATATCAGACTTCAGTGATCAGGAGCTGGCACAATATGGCAAGTATTGCATTAACGATGTAAACCTGACACACGCGATTTTTAACCGCATGATGGATGCAGGGTTTCCCAAGGCAGAGCTTAAGCTAATTGATATGACAATCAGGATGTTCACGCGCCCACTGCTGGAGCTTGATATCGACATGCTCAATGCGCACTTAGTTGATGTCAAAGAATCTAAACGCACGCACTTAATACACACACTACAGGCGATTGGGCGCGATGACTTAGCCGCAGTAGCTATCGTTGGTGGTGCTGACCACGAGCATGTGCAAAAAGCCTTGCGATCTAATGATCAATTTGCAGCGATGTTGACGAACTTAGGTGTGAGCCCACCGCGCAAGACTAGCCCCACTACGGGCAAAGAAGTTTGGGCATTCGCAAAGACCGATGAGGGATTTCGTGCGCTGTCTGAGCATGATGATATACGTGTGCAGACTGTGTGCGCTGCGCGTTTAGGGTTGAAGTCCACGCTTGAGGAAACACGCACGCAACGTTTTATTGCCATGGGTGAGCGCGGTAGATTGGCTATCCCCTTACGTTATGCGGGCGCCCGTACATATCGTTGGTCGGGTGCAGACAGTGTGAACCTGCAAAACTTGCCACGTAAGTCCAAGATCAAACAAGCGATACACGCACCAGAGGGATACACCATCGTAGGTGCTGACTTATCGAACATTGAATTGCGTGTGGGGCTATGGTTGGCAGGGCAAATAGATAAACTTAAAGCATTGGGTGAGGGTCGCGATCTGTATAAAGACTTTGCGTCTACGGTGTTCGGTGTTGCATATGATGATGTCACAGATGATCAACGCTTCATTGGCAAGACCTCGCAACTATCCTTAATTTATGGCGTAGGGGCTAAGAAGTTAAGAGCTGCGATCAAATCAGGTTCCCGTGTGGATATTGGTGAAACAGAAAGCCAGCGTATTGTAGATTTGTACCGCCAAGAATACGCCCACGTAAAGGCTGCATGGGATCATGGTGAACGCGCACTAACTGCAATCATGCAGAATCGGCAGATGGGGTATGGCCGGCATGGACTAGTACAGGTATTGGGTGAGTCGGGTGTGCTATTGCCATCCACACTGGTGCTGCGATACCCGCAGTTGTGCAGGGTTTCAGTAAATGGTAAGACCAAATGGGCATACACCACCCGCAAAGGCGTAGAGCATATCTATGGTGCTAAGTTTTTCCAAGGCGTAGTACAGTCACTTGCCCGGTGCGTAATTGGTGAGAGCATGATTCGCATTGATAAGCGTTACCCTACATTGCTTACCATACATGATGCAGATTATGTCTTAGCCCCCGAGGCTGATGTTGATGCAGCTAAAGCCTTTGTGTATACTGAGATGTGTAAAGCACCTAAGTGGATGCCTGATATACCTTTAAATGCCACAGTTAAGTTTGGCAAAACTCTAGCGGATTGTTAATATGGACAACGCAGTAGCATGGTCGTATTCGGCACTTAAAACATTTCAATCGTGCCCTAAAAAGTACTACCATTTGAAAGTTGTTAAGGACATAAAAGAATCACCCACACAGATAATGCTGTATGGGATTGCGGCGCACAAAGCTGCTGAGTTGTATATCAAAGAAGGCAAACCAATACCTACACAGTTTGCGTATATGAAAGATCAACTAGATCGGCTTAAAGCACTTGAAGGCGAGAAGCTATGCGAATTAAAGTTTGGTCTGACTGCGGATATGGAGCCCTGTGGATTCTTTGACAAAGGCGTATGGTTGCGCGGTGCAGTTGATTTGCTTATACTGAATCACGAGAAGGGCACAGCCCGCATGATTGACTACAAGTTTGGCAAATCTAAGAATGCCGATAGCAGTCAGTTACAGCTTATGTCATTGGCAGTGTTCAAGCTATATCCGCATATCAAGTCGATCAAGGCTGGATTGCTGTTTTGCCAAGAAGATAAGTTAGTACCCACGAAGTACGCAATGGACGATGCACCAACGATGTGGATGGATTGGCTACCAGAAGTAAAGCGCCTTGAGGGTGCATACAAGCATAACGTATGGAACGCTAACCCGTCAGGCTTATGCCGGGGATGGTGCCCTGTAGCTAAGTGTGAACACTACGAGCCACGGAGGACGTGATGCCATATAAAAATAAAGCTGATCGTGATTACAAGCATGAGTATGAATCGTACCAAGGCAGGCCCGATCAGATCAAGAAACGTGATGAGCGCAACAAAGCACGTAACGCATTAGTAAAAGTTGGCAAGTTGCGTAAGGGTGATGGTAAGGATGCTGCTCACGTTAAAGCTATCGACAAGGGTGGCTCTATCAAAGACGGTATCAAGGTTGAAGATTCAAACAGTAATCGTTCATTTAAGCGTGACTCCAAAGGTAATTTAGTATCTGAAGTAAGCAAGCGCGAACGTAAAAAGAAGTAGATAATAGTTGCATCGGTCCGCACAGGACGCTGGATAAACGTAACCAGCACCAACACGCATTAGGATTACAGGCTTTCCCACCACCGAAAGGTCACTGCAGGGAAGTTAAAGTAACGTGCAGGTCGTACCTTTAGTCCTAATCCGTGTTGGTGAAAAAAGTTCCTTGGCAGGCGCTTGCACTCGCCAACATGACGATTCGGAAAGACGAATACCTGTGGGTGCTAGAGTGTTAGCGACTTAGCGTGTAGTATGGTGTATCTTTGACCACCCTGCTTTATGGGAGCCCACACATTTTAGGCCGATGCACATTGTGTATTCGGCCTACTTCCTATCGGAATAACTATGGAAATTATTGACAATCGAGCTCTGAAGTTACTATTGCGCAATCCAGCTAGGGTACTCAACGTTATACCGAAAAGCGCAATAGTCGGCGAAGTCGATGGTATGTCTGAGGTACTTGTACATTGGGATATTGATACTGCGCAGGTGCTAAAGAATCTGAACATCCGCAATGTACCATCGCCTATCATTGCCAAATATAAGTGGACAGGATCACGCGCACCTTTCACACACCAAAAACAAACTGCAGCGTTCCTCACCCTTAACCGCAGGGCATTCTGTTTCAACGAGCAAGGCACTGCCAAAACCGCATCGGCTATCTGGGCCGCAGACTACCTAATGACCATAGGGCGCATCAAACGCGTATTGGTTATCTGCCCGGTATCTGTGATGCAGGCAACGTGGGTGAGCGATTTGTTTTTGTGTGTCATGCATCGCACGGTATCTGTTGCACACGGTAGTAAAGAAAAACGTAAAAAGATTCTTGAAGCCGATACAGAGTTTGTGATTATTAATTTTGATGGTGTTGCAGTTATACAAAAAGAACTTATGGCAGGTGGTTTTGACCTGATCATCATTGACGAGGCGAACGCAGTAAAGACCGCTACGACCGAACGTTGGAAAAGTATCAATAAATTAATTCGCCCAGATACATGGGTTTGGATGATGACCGGTACGCCAGCCTCGCAGTCACCGCTTGATGCGTTTGGTTTGGTTAAGATGATGCACCCGAGCACGGCGCCCAGATCATTCGGTATGTTCCGTGATTCTGTAATGACAAAGATTACAAACTTTAAATGGGTACCCAAACAATCGGCAGTGGCGGTAGTTAACAAAATGCTACAGCCTGCTATACGGTTCACTAAGGAGCAATGCCTAGACCTACCAGACATAATTTATACAACCCGCGAAGTGCCTTTGACCCGCCAACAGAAAAAATTGTACGATGATCTTCGCAAGAACTTAGCTGTACTCGCAGCAGGTGAAATTATCTCTGCGGTCAACGCCGCCGCCGGCCTTAATAAGCTGCTGCAGATTTCATGCGGGGCGGTATATACCGATGACCATCAGACAGTTGAACTTGATATACGCCCACGCTACGATGTGCTACGCGAAGTAATTGATGACACTCCACATAAGGTGCTGGTGTTTGTGCCATACACGCATACTATTGAACTACTGATTGAGAAGCTGACCGCCGATGGTTATGCTGTGGATACGATACATGGCGGTGTGAATGCCAACAAACGCGCGGCAGTTATAAAAACATTCCAAGAGCAAGCCGATCCAAAAGTGTTGATCATTCAACCACAGGCTGCATCGCACGGAATTACTCTGCATGCTGCCAATACGATCGTATGGTGGGGCCCGATCATGTCGTATGAAACCTACGCCCAAGCTAATGCCCGTATCCACCGCGCGGGGCAAAAGAACAAATGCCTAATTGTGAAATTGCAAGGCAGTCCCGTAGAGGAGAAAAGATACAAGGCATTAGATAATTGCGAAGACACCAATGTAAGTTTACTTGCGCTTTATGAGGAGATTATCAACAACTAATACTTGACAATGTAAATATATGAAGATATTATGAAAGCTCACAGGAGAATTACATGGACATAACCGTAGACAAAATGGTCAAAGCATACATAAAAATGCGTGACCGCCGTTCAGAACTAAAAGCACAGTATGAGAGCAGCGATGCCGAGATCAAAGAACAGATGGATGCTATCGAAGGCGAACTGCTTGGCTTGTGCAAAACCACTGGCACTGACGGATTAAAGACCCCATTCGGTACAGTATCACGATCAGTGAAAACACGCTACGATGCGACCGATTGGGCAGCTATGCACAAATTCGTATTGGACAATCAAGTACCCGATCTGCTGGAGCGACGTGTTGCGCAACGTGCGATGAAAGAATTTATCGAAAACAATCCGGAGTTAATGCCACCCGGCTTGAATGTCACGAGTCAGTACGCTATAACAGTTACCCGGAGCCGCAAATGATGCTTGAACGTCCCATGACCACTGCGCAGGTAGCGCAAGTAATGAATATAAGCAAGGCCACTGTTGTAAATTTAGCAAAGAAGGAGTCCAACCCACTGCCATCAATCCGTATCGGCACGCACTACCGTTTCTTTTTAAGTGATGTAAAAACATATTTTGGCATTTCTGACGACAAGCTAGTAGAATCTAACCCCCAACCAATCGGAGTAACTCATGAGTGAACTCACTCTTTTTAATACCGCTAAACTGCCCGCATACCTCAAGGGCATTACAATGGACGAGACCACGCGTAACCTCATGGGTGGTGGTGGTGATTCAGTATCGCGTATCTCTATTCGCGGTGGTGTGTTTCGCAAGATTGTAAATGGCGAAGAAGTTATGCAGAATGATGACCGCGCCATGAATGTCGTGATTGTCAAGAGCGCCGCAAGTGTGCATCGTACGTTTTATGCGGGTACATACAAGGAAGGCGAGAACGCTGCACCTGATTGCTGGTCAACAAATAACGAAACACCTGATGCGATCGTACGTAAACCACAGAGCCCAAAGTGCGCAACGTGTCCGCAGAACATTAAAGGTTCCGGTCAAGGCGAGTCACGCGCATGCCGCTATACCCGTAGGCTTGCAGTAGTATTGGATAACGATATTTCAGGTGATGTGCTTCAGTTAGCACTGCCATCGCAATCTATTTTTGGTAAGGGCGAGAAAGGCAAGTTGCCACTTGAAGCTTATGTTAAGTTTCTTGCAGGGCATTCGTTGCCGGTTACTGCTGTGGTTACTGAGATGCGTTTTGATACCACATCTGCGACACCTAAGTTGACATTCAAACCGATCCGTCCGCTTGAGCAAGATGAGTACACAACCGTTATGGAACGTGCAGAAAGCCCCGAGGCTACTGCTGCGGTTACGATGACATTCACACCCAAGACCGAGAAGTCTGAAGATGATGAACCATTCGAGGCTGATGCAGAAACAAATTCGGTTATCGCTGCGGCAGTTGCCAAGCAAGCACAGGCGGCACCTGCAGAAGATACTACCCCAGATACTCCACCCAAGGTGCGCGGCAAAGGTAAAGCTGCCGATGTTAAGTCAGTGTTAGATCAGTGGGCTGACGACGACGAGTAAGTTTTATGGGGCTACTGTATGCGCAGTAGCCCTGCTTTGAACCTTGGAGATATGCATGAGTGGGTATTCAATTACATTAGCCAAACGCATTAACGCCGCAAGCAAAACCATAGGCGGTGCGCTGGGTAAGGCAGCAGTACAAAAAGAAATAAGCGTAGCAGAGATTGCCGCATATCTAGGTGTTTCACGTACGTGCGTATACGATTGGTTTACTGGGCGCTATAAACCTGCCCCGGACAAACTAAAGCAATTACAAAAGTTGCTAGATAAATAGTCCCCATAGCGGGTTTGTCATCGTATAAAAAGAAGCACCTATGACACCAACAGAATTTCTGCGCTTTGTGCTTCCTGAATCGGGAACATACTGCTTAGCAGCCATATTGGGCAAGAAAGTTGAACATCTATTCTTACCGGCTATCGCGGATTTTGAGCCTGCGAGTAACGCTATTGACGCACCGGTTAATCAGTACTTTGCTTGCGCGTCGTTTATCGACGGATCGGAACGTAAGCAATCTAACGTAGCATTTGTAAAATCGTTTTGGTTGGATGTGGACAGCAACAAGGCAGACGGTAGTGGTTATCCCACACAAGCCGAAGCTGCTAGCGCTGTCATGGCATTCATCAAAGCCACAGGATTACCACAGCCCGTAGTCGTGAGTTCAGGTAATGGCTTGCACTTGTATTGGCCTCTGGACAAAGAGATTACATCTGAGGTATGGCTACCTATAGCCAAGCGGCTTAAAGCAGTGTGCACAGAGCATGGGCTTCGTGCTGACCCATCATGCACATCGGATTCTGCACGCATACTGCGCATACCGGGCACGTTCAATTACAGTAACCCTGATGAACCCAAGCCTGTCGAAATACTTAAGTCACGCAAGACCGCGATTAAACTCGTAGCTTTTGCAGAAAAACTTGGGTCGGGTGAATCCATTGTGGCCGATAACGCATTGCCGTTTGATGTGCCCAAAAATATTAAGTACACCATGGACGCTACAACTAAAGCGTTCTTGCAAAACCATGTCACCCGATTTAAAAATATACTTGTACGTACAGAGACTTGTACACAGCTAAAACATATTTGCGAAAACCAAGCAACGATAAGTGAACCATTGTGGCGTGCAGGATTATCTATTGCACAGGTCTGTGTAGATCGTGACGAAGCTATTCATGCAATGTCCAACCAGCACCCACAGTACTCGCACGTAGAAACCGAAAGCAAAGCCAGCAAGACTGAAGGGCCACAATATTGCAAAACATTTGAAGGCTTGAATCCCGAAGGCTGTAAAGACTGCCCCATGCAGGGCAAGATCACGACACCTGTAGTGCTTGGGCGCGAAGTATTACGCGCAACTGAAGAAGATAATATAGTCAAGGTTGTTGATCCACTTACAAAACAACCTGCGCAGGAAGTTATTGAGCCATTCCCTTTCCCGTTCTTTCGTGGCAAAACTGGCGGTGTATATACGGAAGTTGGCGAGGGTGAGAGCCGTGCTGAGATATGCGTGTATGAACATGACTTCTATGTAGTTAAGCGTATACAAGACCCTATGCTTGGGGAATCTATATTGTTGCGATTGAAGTTGCCCCATGATGGCATACGTGAATTTAATGTACCGCTCGCCGTAGTCGTATCCAAAGATAAATTTCGTGATGCCGTTGCAGAGTACGGTGTTATGGCAAGTGGTAAAAACTTTGATGCCTTAATGACCTACATCCAGAAATCCGTAAAGAGGCTACAAATGCGTGAAAAGACAGACAATATGAGAACCCAAATGGGTTGGACTGCCGAAGGGTCGTTCTTAATTGGCGATCGAGAAATCCTACCTGTTGCGCAAGCCGCAACCCCTGCTGAAGCGAGCCGCTATAGTCCACCCTCTGCTGCCACATTAAAGGTAACTAGTTTGCTGCAAAAGAAAGGCACACTAGAGGAGTGGCTCAAGGTTGTTAACTTCTATGACACACCCGGACTTGAACCTTTTGCATTTGCTATATTCCTGAGCTTTGGCGCACCGCTTATGCACCTGACGCAGCATCGGGGCGGTATCTATAATCTTATGAGCAACAAATCGGGTATCGGTAAATCCACAGCACTCATGGTAGCTAATAGCATCTGGGGCCATCCGATTGATTTACTACTGCAAAAGGATGATACATATAACGCACGCATCCACCGTATGGGTGTTCTGCAGCACTTACCTATTACGATCGACGAGATTACAAACTTATCCCCAATCGAGATGTCGAACATGGTGTATGCGGCTACTGCTGCGCGGGGTAAAAACCGTTTGCAGGCCAGTACAAATGCCGAGCGCGTAAATAATACTACGTGGCAGGCCCCAACCATCACATCATCTAATAGCAGTATTGTCGATAAGCTGTCTGCTGAAAAAGATTTTCCAGAAGGTGAGTTGATGCGCGTGATGGAAGTACCCGTGCAGCGCAATACGCTGTTCACAAAATCACAGACGGATCATTTATTCTCGAAGCTGCATGATAATTATGGGCTAGCTGGTGAAACCCTTATGGCCTATATCGTTAATAACGTAGATATTGCCAAGACTATGCTTAGCGAAATACAAGCGCAGACTGATCTGAATGCAAAACTTAATCAGCGCGAGCGTATCTGGTCAAACATGGCAGCTATTGCACTGACTGGTGGTACGATCGCGGCTGGGTTAGGCTTGCACAATATCGACATTGCGCGTGTAGCACGGTGGGCATCTACATTCTTGGCAACGGCTGCGGCTAATACAAAGAGCTCCGCAGATGGTTCAGATAGCTTAGCCGCGTACATTAACCAAAACATCAATAACGTGCTTATCATTGACGATAGCGATACTGCATACAAACCCATCGCAGTGCGTGAACCCCGGGGTGAGTTGTTGATTCGCTATGAACCTAATACCAAGACGATCTTCCTTGCTGCGCCACCATTTAAGGCATGGTGTGTTAAACGTCAGGTGGGTTATAACGAGTTGATTAACGGGCTCAAAGACAGTGGGCTTGATATTACTACCACTAAAAAACGCATGGCTAAAGGCACAGAGTTGAGTACGCCTCCTGCCAATGTATTAGCTATCCACGATCCGCATAGCCGTGTGTTCGATATGGGTGCAGAACTAGATGAGCAGAAAGACAAAGCCTAAACAATCTACATACTGCATCATCGACGCAGAGGGAGTCACTTACTCATTTGATTGGGCGGCTTTCTCTGTAGGTGCAAATATATTTATACCGTGTGTTGCCACGGACCGCGTAAAAGAAATGCTGATACATAGCGCACGTAAACGCCGAATCAAGTTACATATTGTAATAGGCGAACGTAATGGGCTTTGGGGTGTTGGTGTTTGGCGAATGTGTTGATATAATTGTTGTGTTCAACACGTCCATGTTGTTCTCCTTGGTAGTCCCTTTAGCCCCGGTCCTGTACCGGGGTATTTTTTTATTATGACTTCTGTTTCAGTATTGCCGCACGGAATTCACGGAAATCTTTTAACACACTTTTTTCTGTCTGATTGATCTCGTCAATTCTGCTGCGCCGTTCTGCGGAAGATATGCTAGGGTCTGGCGTGTTTTCATACATGGTCCGCATCGCACGTAAGTGCGATAGAGCTTCTACTCTGCCATTGATATATGGCGCCGCTGCAACGAGATAACTATTCTTGCGCATGAAAGATTCTAACTGCGCAGGGTTTTCTTTTTGCAACTTATTCTTTGCTGCCACAGCTTCAGTTACTTGCTGGCGGAACTCATAGAACTCATCTTTAACCCGTGAGCCTGCTGGATTTACTAATGCGATATTAGCAAACGGCATTTGTGATAATGACTTGTCAACTAGCGCTGGGTTTATCATAGAGTCTGCAACCAATAACGCTGACGATCCCATCAAGCCAAAAGTACCCCGAATCCAATTATCAACTTTTATAGGTGATACATCTGCAGTTTTACCAATTGCCTTCGCGACTTCCGATGAGCTAGACCGATACTGCATGC